CCATCCGCTCCCTATACACTCGGTATCACACAAACGACTCCACTATTTTCCAAATTTTTGCCAAATACTGTTAACACTTCAACAACCTGTGACACGGCTCACCGCCCGTGTCACAAGGCTCACCTAAGTTACCCCTCCCCTAATATATTCATACCCTACCCCCCTCTAAAAAGTATACGGTCAAGGGGGTATAAGTCTGTAGAAACACCCCCCGTTAGGAGTCCCAACCTCCCCTGCTTGCAAATAAAATATTCCGTGGTATAGTGAAAAAATCACATAGGCCACAAAAAACCACATGAATGTGATTGTCCCTAATATCGAAGAAGATATTCCTCTGCCAGCCTCTGCCTTTGAGGCTATGCCCGATCTGTCGCCTCATGAAGAACTCGAAATGAGAGCGCGCACGATTAAACTCGTCTCTGATTTAAACAACAACCCAATCGAACCCTCCCCGGAACATATGGACATGGCTCGGGAAGTGGCAAAGCAGATGATGCACAATCCGGCCCACAGGCCAGAGTTTGCAAAGTATCCCAATGAAGTGATGGCTTACCTTGCGGGCATGGTCGCGCAGAGCAACTGCATGATCGTGGAAGAGTTATCTGACTTGAAACTGTACGTGGTCAACAAGCTGGTGTCCGAGGTGGAGAACGCCAAGGACGCCAAAGCCAGAATCACAGCCTTGTCTAAGCTCGGCGAAGTCGATGGGGTCGATGCCTTTAAGAAACGCTCTGAAGTCACCCACAAGATACAGACGATTGAGGAAGTCGAACGTGAATTAATCGAAACCCTGAATATGCTTGAAGATCAAGTGGTGGATGTGGAAGTCAGGGAGGTCGCCAATGGGCTTGGAGACTCTTAAGTTATCCGCAGCAGAACTAAATAAGCTGCGTTCGGCGCTGCCGAACATGCCGGAGAAGCAGAAAAGGCGTACGGCGGAGCTATTAAAGAAGTACAAAGAAGAAGTAACCCGTGAAATCAGCAAGGAAAGCTTCCTTGACTTTGTCAAACACGTCTATCCGGGCTACAAAGTGGGGCCGCACCACTATAAATTAGCGAAAATCTTCGAAGATATTGCCGCAGGCAAGAAAAAGCGGGTGATTGTGAACATCGCACCCCGTCACGGCAAGTCTGAACTCATCTCTTACCTCGCTCCCGCATGGTTTTTGGGCAAATACCCCCAAAAGAAGGTCATTATGGCCTCCCATACAGCGGATTTGGCGGTTCAGTTTGGTCGTAGGGTGCGAAATCTCGTTGGATCGGAGCCATACCATGACGTTTTTCCGCAGATTGAGCTACAAGCTGACTCGAAAAGTGCGTCTAGATGGGGAACAAACTTCGGGGGAGAGTATTTCGCTATTGGGGTGGGTGGCGCTCTTGCTGGGCGCGGTGCTGATCTATTTATTATTGACGACCCCCATTCTGAACAAGAAGCAAAGCTGGGAAGACCAGAAGTGTTTTTACCTGCATGGGAGTGGTTCCAGTCAGGGCCGATCCAGCGTCTTATGCCGGGTGGTGCAATTATTGTAGTGATGACCAGATGGAGCAAACTTGATCTTACTGGACAGATTGTCACGCAGATGGAACGCAGTGAGGATGTGGATCGCTGGGAAGTGGTGGAATTTCCGGCTATCGACGAGAACGATCAAGCCCTCTGGCCGGAGTTCTGGCCGGTTGAAGAGTTGCTGGCGAAAAAGGCATCACTGGATATACGATACTGGAACGCACAGTACATGCAGCAACCGACCTCGGAAGAGGGAGCGTTAATCAAGCGTGAGTGGTGGAATATGTGGGAGGAAGAAGACCCCCCGCAGTGCGAGTTTACGATTATGTCGTTGGATGCTGCACAAGAAGCCAACAATCGGTCTGACTTCAACGCTCTGACAACGTGGGGCGTGTTTTACAACGAGGAAGTCAACAACTACAACATCATCCTCTTGAACTCCATTAAGAAGCGTATGGAGTACCCCGACTTAAAAGCTCTGGTGCTGGAAGAATACAAAGAGTGGCAACCAGACTCATTTATTGTTGAGAAAAAATCTAGCGGCTCCGTCCTCTTTCAAGAGATGCGGCGTATGGGTGTGCCAGTACAAGAGTTCACACCGGGTAAGGGACAAGACAAGATTTCCCGAGTAAACGCAGTATCTAGCCTCTTTCATGGAGGCATTGTATGGGCACCCCAGAGACGCTGGGCGATGGAGGTGATCGAGGAATGCAACGACTTTCCGTCAGGTATTAACGACGACTTGGTTGACTCGACCACATTGGCCTTGATGCGATTTCGTCAGGGTGGGTTTATCCGGCTAGAGAACGACGAGCCTGAAGATATTCAACTGTTTAAATCAAAGCGCAGAGCCGCTTACTATTGATGAAGATCATTGAGACAATTAAGTTTTGGTGGCGGGTTAAGAAGTACAACCGCAAACTATTAAAGCAAGCAAAGACGGCGGACAGAACGCCGTATGTAACAACTAAAGAAGACGTGGACAAGTGGTTCGAGGCAAACCCATTTGAACTTGACCGAAAGCTACTTAATTCTCATTGCATGGAACCTGCGCCTAAATCGCGGGCAGTGCACATATTTAGGAACTTAAAATGAGCATCGAAAAAGGATTGTACGCAGCCCCGCAAGGGCTGGATCAGGGGATGATGGAGCCTGATTTGGAGATTGAGATCGAAGACCCAGAGTCGGTAAAGATTGCAACCGACGGGCTTGAGATTGAGATTGAGCCACGCGAGATGGATGACGAGGACTTTGAGGCGAACCTCGCTGAGTTTATTCCAGACAACGAGTTGTCGCTGTTGGCGTCTGATTTGATCGACGCATACGAGGAAGATATATCGAGCCGTAAAGATTGGGTACAGACGTACGTTGATGGTCTTGATCTCTTGGGGATGAAACTTGAAGAGCGAACAGAACCGTGGGCAGGCGCATGTGGAGTTACACACCCTCTTCTCTCAGAAGCACTCGTCAAATTTCAATCTGAGACGATCATGGAAACTTTCCCGGCTGCTGGGCCGGTTAAGACGAAAATTATCGGTAAGGAGACTCCTGCGAAAAAAGATGCAGCGGAGCGGGTCAAAGAGGACATGAACTTCCGTTTGACGGAAGAAATGCCTGAATACCGGCCTGAACACGAGCGTATGTTGTGGGGCTTGGGCCTGTCTGGTAATGCGTTCAAGAAGGTTTACTTTGATCCGTCCCTTGGTCGTCAGACATCTATTTACGTCCCTGCGGAAGATGTAGTTGTGCCATACGGCGCGTCTTCTCTGAGAACATCGGAGCGGGTCACGCATGTGATGCGCAAGACTAAGAATGAGCTACGCAAGTTGCAGGTGTCAGGGTTTTATCTGGACGTTGATCTGGGCGACCCAGTTAATACCATTGAAGAAGTTGAGAAGAAGATTGCAGAGAAGCTCGGCTTCCGTGCTACTACGGATGACCGCTACAAGCTACTTGAGATGCAGGTTGACTTGGACTTAGCTGGCTATGAGGATGTAGATGACGACGGCGAAGAGACAGGTATTGCCCTGCCATACATTGTAACTATTGAGAAGTCCACACAGACGGTTCTCTCGATTCGCCGCAACTACAAGCCTGACGACAAGCTAAAGCATAAGCGCAATCACTTCGTCCACTACGGCTACGTCCCCGGCTTTGGCTTCTATTGCTTCGGTCTGATTCACTTGATCGGCGCATTTGCAAAATCAGGTACATCGATACTGCGTCAGCTTGTTGATGCAGGTACTCTGTCGAACCTGCCGGGTGGCTTAAAGACTCGTGGTATGCGAGTCAAGGGCGACGATACCCCGATTTCTCCGGGTGAGTTTAGAGACGTAGATGTACCGAGCGGTGCGATACGCGACAACATCTTACCGCTGCCGTACAAGGAGCCATCACAAGTTTTGGCCGGGTTGATGAATCAAATCATCGATGAAGGCCGTAGGTTTGCCAGCGCGGCTGATCTCAAGATCAGCGACATGTCTGCCCAATCCCCCGTTGGCACGACGCTGGCTATTTTAGAGCGTACCCTGAAGATCATGTCTGCGATTCAGGCGCGTATTCACTACTCGATGCACGAAGAGTTCCGTCTGTTAAAGGACATTATTCGTGACTTCACACCAGATGAATACAGCTACGAGCCAGTAGACGGCACACGACGTGCGAAGCAGAGCGACTACGATCAGGTCGATGTTGTACCTGTTAGTGATCCGAATGCAGCGACCATGTCGCAGAAGGTTGTGCAGTATCAGGCGGTATTCCAGTTGGCTCAAAGCGCACCGCAGTTGTATGACATGCCGATGTTGCACCGTCAGATGGTTGAGGTCTTGGGCATTAAGAACGCAAACAAGTTAATCCCAACGGATGACGACACTCGCCCGCGCGACCCTGTAACTGAGAACCAGAACATTCTGATGGGTAAACCTGTCAAAGCGTTCTTGTATCAGGACCACCAAGCGCATATCGCAGTTCACATGGGTGCTATGCAAGACCCTAAGATTCAGGAAATTCTGAGTCAAAACCCACAAGTTCAGATGCTGCAAGCAGCGATGATGGCGCACATCAACGAGCACGTCGGTTACGAGTATCGCAAGCAGATGGAGGCGAACATGGGCCTCACACTGCCGAACTACGAGGAAGACGACGACGTAATGATCCCGAAAGAGATCGAGGTAGAAGTGTCTCAACGTGCGGCTCAAGCTACACAACAGCTTGTACAGCAGCACATGGCTGAAGCTCAACAACAGCAGGCTCAGCAACAGATGCAAGACCCGATTATCCAGATGCAGATGCAAGAGTTGCAGATCAAGCAGGCAGAAGTTCAGCGCAAGATTGCTAAAGATCAGCTTGATGCGGCAGCTAAAGAGAAGCAGATGGCGATTGAAATGGAGCGTATCAACGCTCAGAAAGAAATCGCTGGGGCAAACATGGCGGTCAAAACACATGCTGACCGTATGAAGCTAGACCGTACACAAGAAACCGAGGGTTTCCGTATGGCAATGAACGTGCAACAGCAGCGTATGAATCAGCAAAAATCCACTCCCCCACAAAAAGGGAAAGCTAAATGAACGTAATCGAAGCAGCTTTGAAAGAACTCAGAGACCGTCGGGAACAACTGTCCGACGGTCTAGCCAACAGCGCGGCTAGAACCTTTGAGGAATACAAATTTATCTGCGGTGAAATCCGAGGTCTCACCACAGTTGAGACGTACCTTATAGACCTCGCAAAACGAATGGAGCAATTTGATGACTGAACTCGCCATCGCTACAGACAGCGGTGAAGTATCCACCCTGCCACAAACAGCAGAAGAAAAGGCGACACAACTGCCGAATCCTTCTGGCTACCACATTCTGGTAGCTATTCCTGAGATCGAGAACAAATACGAGAGCGGGATTATTAAGGCAGACTCAACGATGCACTATGAGGAAGTCCTTAGTACGGTCTTTTTTGTCGTGAAGTTGGGGCCAGACGCCTATAAAGGTGAACGGTTCCAATCAGGCCCGTGGTGCAAAGAGGGTGATTTTGTCCTCGCGCGCCCGAACAGCGGCACACGTTTGAAGATTCATGGTCGGGAGTTCCGCCTGATTAATGATGACTCAGTCGAGGCTGTTGTAGACGATCCACGCGGCATTTCACGAGCATAAGGAGACTATATGGATAAGAACGAGTACAAGTTCCCCGACGAGATAGACGAGACGAAAGCTTCAGCCCAAGAGGATGGGGATGAAGACGAGTTTGTTGTCGAGATCGAGGACGATACCCCGGAAGAAGACCGTGGTAAGGAACCCCTCCCCAAAGACATTATTAACTCACTGGAGACACCCGAAGAAGGTGGGGAGTACCCAGAAGAAGTAGTTAGTAAATTTAAACAGTACAAAAAGGCTTGGCACGATGAGCGCCGGGAGAAGGAAAAGGCTTACCGTGAGCAAGAAGAAGCTCTACGGATCGCCCAAGGTATCCTAGAGGAGAATAAGCGCCTCAAAGCTACCCTGTCTTCTGGTGAGCAGGAGTACATTGCTACGGTCAAAGCGGCGGCTGAAACCGAGGTGGAGGTAGCTAAGCGGAACTACCGCGAGGCTTACGACTCGGGCGATGCTGAGAAGTTAGTTGACGCACAGCAAGCCTTAATGGACGCGTCTTTGAAGTTGGATCGCACAAGAAACTTTAAACCCACTTTACAAGACGAAGAAACTGAGGTACAACTGCCGCAAAGATCGCAAGCTGACAACAAACCACAGCCTGTTGACCCGAAATTCGCGGACTGGCAGCGCCGTAACTCCAATTGGTTCCAAAAGGACGAGGAGATGACGGACGCAGCGATGGGACTGCA